TTGCGTCCGCCGCTGTGGTAACAGACCCAACACTTCCTGTGGAGGAAACTCCCGTAACCGAAACATCTCTTGGCAGAGATGCGGTTACAGAACCAACTTGTCCTGTTGCAGATAATCCTGAAGGAGAAACATTGGCTTTGGCGACAATGGATACAGAGCCAACACCGCCTGTCGCAGAAAGTCCGGTAACGGGAGTGTCGCTTGCTCCCGTTACTGTAACTGAACCGACCTGACCTGTGCCTGAGACACCAGTAACGCTTACAGAGAGAGGGTTTCCCCAAGCGCCTTCAGACCATGTACCGCGCCCCCAACCTGCAATAAGTGCCATTTCAATAGACTAAATTATTTAGGCTATACGAATAATCGCAGTGCTTGCGTCAGCAGTTGGGAAAACAATTGTAAAGTCTCCCGCAGTAGACGTTTTGTCGGCACCAAAGTCGAGAACCACTACCGAAGGATCACCAGAAGCAGTGTCATTATAAATCAACGCCCCACGAGCCGTAATCGTCGCCGTAGAAAACGTCAAATCGGCAAAGTCTGTGAACGCGGTTGTACCAGATGTCGTAGGCGTAACGTTTGTCAATGTACCGCCGCCAGCAGAATAACCTGTACCACTCACCTCATTCGTAGCAGTATAAGCCGTTGTTGCTGCTGTAAAGGAAGCACTGTTGGTGTACATTGCCAACTTAAAAGTATTTCCCGTAGACGCAGTAAAATCGTGTGTTGCAGTCATAAGCTCTTTTTTAAAGCTCGTACACATATAGTTGCCAGTAAAAGCCATGTCACAGTCTCCTGATTAGTTCAGCAAGGTTTGGATGCCCTGCATCTGTAAGTGCATTATATACCGTAGTTCGGTCACTTTTGATAGCCTCTCGTAAATAAAACTCGACGACTTTTGTAATCTGACGCTCATAAACACGAGCTTGATCACGAATTGCAGGCGGTGCTGAGTCAGAAACACTTACAATTTTCTGAACGCAACGCTGTGCAATTTCTTCAGGCGTAAAGCCTCTTTTGTTAGTTGTTTGAACCTCAATGCCAAAATCTTCTGGCAACCCTATATCCAAAGCAGGTATCATGTTTTCTCCCTAATAATAAGACCTGTGCGATATGCATCAGTAACTTCTTGTGATTCACCAAAGTTTTTCACACGAGATAAGGCTTCAGTAAAACGTTGTGTATAATTTTGTATCAAATCACCTTCGCCTTTCATAAAAGTATATGCCTCAATAAGAGATCCATACAACAAAGCCACCGATGCGTTTGTGCTTAACCATGTTGTCCCACTTCCCGCGCCAGCCGTCAGTGACGCTGGTCGATAAAAATAATGAAGCTCAACAGCATAATCAGAATCAGGAACTGGTCCTAAGATTAAGTTATCTATATCAAACTGAGCATAATAACGAGGAGCACCAGTCGTTGCGCTGTTTGGATTAAAAGATTGAATAAAGTTTACATCTTTAAACAGCAAAAATTCTTTATTGCTACCATTCGTGAACGAAAGACTAAATGGAGCAAGATAATCCGCAGGAAGAGCAAGATACTTATTTCCCGTTGTCATCGTGCCGCTTTGATTTTTTCGAAATACATCTAACTGAGCAATTTTTAAAATACGCTCCTCTGCGTTTTTAATAAATATATTAAGATTGTTCACAAAGGTTGTCTCGGTGTTCTCAGTGTAGTCTTGAATCGCAGTTTTTAGTTCATCGTATGTAAAGCTCATGAAATCACCACCGTAACTTGACCCACATAACCGATGGTGTTCATCTTATTCTGCGGGGTAGGAAATATATTATCACCAACGCTTACAGAAACTGCGCCAGCTTCTGGATCGGGGCGCGGGTTTCGTAGTGCCTGTGGATCTGGACGCACTCTAAGAGGCTCTAACTGAGGATGTTTTTCTTCCCACTCGTCTTTGCCCACCAAAAGACCATTCCACTCCTTTCGCATGTCATGCAAACGGTAGCGAAACCCTGATCGGTCTGAAATGCCGTATGCCCACTTCCCTGTGGCGTACTTAGACATAACGATAGCCTCTTAAATATGGAGCGACATGGAAAGAAGCGCGATCACGGTCCTCATCCATTGCACGGTTCAACTCTTCTTCATAAAGAGATTTAAGCATTTGCATACGGTCAGGCGCACGTTTTACGCTTATATAGTAAGCCAAACCTGCGGCAAGTGCGGGGTAAAATCGAAACGGAACGCCAAGAGTGTTGGTATATGTATCTGCGTCATCAAGTCGCGTTAAGGCATCATACAGCACAACATCTGTACTATTGTCTGGCAAAGGCCACATTTTTAACACAGGCGTGATTTGACGATCTACAAAATATTGAGTTGGGCGTCCTTGAGTGGTTTTTGTAGGAATATTTAAATATGCATCACGACCAATACGGTCTAGTGCATAATCGGTTCCATCACGGCGCACAACAAGTGAAAGAACGTCTATTACATCAGTGCCAAGATCATAATCGCCATCATTGGATGTAACCGTGAAGGATCTTTGCTCAATCGTCCATTGATTTAAACCGCGATTTGCCCAATCAGCAAACATTAAATTCATGGATCTTTTTGCAGTTTTCAGGTCATAACCAGTGCGGACTTCTAAACCACAACGCTCAAAAGCCTCTTCGATGTAGTCTGCTACATCTAATTCAAAGTCTGTTGAGCCTGATACGGTCATTTCTTATTCCTTTTAAGCGATTTAACGCGCTTCGGTTTGCCAGCAGGCTGACCAAGACGTTTCTTTTGAGATATTCTACTACGCTTTTCGCTTGATGTCATCTCCGAAGCTGTTTTTGGCGTTTTTGAGCTTACACGCTTAGTTGGCCTGCAATATGGAGTTCCGCGCTTCTCACCCTTTTGACGCCCACACGCCTTGCCCGTGCGAACATCCTTCCAGTCTTCCTTGAACCAGCGTTTAAGTGCAGCACCCTTTTTTGTCTTCCGTACAGCCATTAGCTTTTCTTCGTTACTTTGCGGCGATTAGACATAACTTTGCCACAACCGTTTGCAATAACTTCACCGCCTCCAATCATGCGGCGAACTGGACGTTTGCGATACTCGTTTGATGGCTCAATAACACCACCCATAGCCTTTTTTACAGGCTTTTTCTTACTATTTCCCCAATTACTAGCGCCCACTTTTCGACACTTTGCTATTGCTCCGCTTGCGTATGCGCTTGGGAAAACTTTGTACCTTGCTTTTACCTTTCGATAACATGCGTCTTTTGGCATTTTTCTTCCTCTTCATAGGCGGCTTCATTACTTGCTGCGCCATTTGCGAACGACCTATCGCCATTACTTAGCAAGCCCTATTATAGATTCCATAAGCGTGTCACTGTTCATTAAACCAGCTACAAGCAGAGCGCCAATAATCATCCACTTTGCTTGAAACAAAGTGATCTTGACTTCTTTCATGTCATCTTTCAGCTTATCAACGCTTTCCACTAAATGATCTTGTTGTGTCTGAAACTTCACTAGCTCCAACTCCAAATCGTGAACAGTTTTATCAGCCATTAGCATTTCCAACGCTTACGAGCTTGGCGCAACCTCGAATTAGGATCTTTTGCCGCTTTTGGAAACTTCTTCATCTGACCTGAAGAACGCGCACAAAATGACTTGCGCCGTTTAGCATCTTTACTGCCCGGCTTAACTTTGCCTGTAACTGCGGTTTTAAGTTTAGAGCCGGGATTTGCTTTACGATACGCGGCAACACCCTTCTTTGTCATGCCTGCACCAGCTTTGGTTTTGCGATAATTACCGCCTTTACCAGTGGTTTTGCGTATCGGATTCTCTTTTTTACGAGCCATTTGTCCAATCCTCGTTTTCTATATAGACAAATTCCATTGACGCAGAAACATCAAAACTAACAGACCCAGAAGAAGAAAACGCCCTCATTTCTAAGTCTGTTTTTTCTGTAAATCTTAACGGAAAAGTATAAAATTGCTCGTGTGCGCCATCTGTAAGAGTAAATCTTTCTTTTATTTGAAACACTTCCCCATAGGGTCTAGCAACAAGACTAGCATTCAGAATAGCAGGTGTCTGAGTTGATGTGCCTGTGGACAAAGCCATCTTTGTAAGAAACGCTGTA